GACTATAGGAAAATCAACGAATTTCGCCATCTTCGCTCTTCCCGCCGTAGCGCTGCCTGAGCAACTCGTTTCGCGCCATGTCCAGCTTATTCACCTGCGCGTTGAAGCGCCTTAGCGCGCCCGCATCCCAGTTTGGACTCGGCGAGCCAAGGCAATCGTCATAATATTCTTTGCAGATGATCGACAATTGCGTGCGGTAACTCTCCTCGATTGCCGCCTTCAGCCGCCCGTCGTCGTAGCTCATCGGTTTGGTATGGCGCGCAGTTTATCGGCTATCTCATTGGCCAGCCACAATTCTGCGGTGTTAATACATGCCTGTTTCATCTCTTCCCGTGCCCGCCTCACCATATCCGCCACCTTGTCATCGTCGTAATACACGGCGGTTATCTCATAGGCTATTTCGTCGGCTGATCTCACTTTACACCTGTGATTTGGATTGCACGTCTGATCTATGATTTGCCCACAACCTAGACATTTTACTAATAGGCAACTCATTTTGATGTCGTCGTACAGCGTGAGTCGCTAAACCCGCCGTTAAACGTGCCGATCTTGGCCCGCACCTCTATGCAGTACGCGGTATATCTTTTGCGATTTATCCAGTCATACGTCACCGTGTCCGCTGGCAAGGATGCCACGAGTGCATATTTCTGATTGCCTCTAGCAGTACGGCCCCACAACTCAAAACCCGTTTCGTCAGGTGTGTCGTCGTAAGTAACCCGTATGCTTGACGATGAGATGGCCGCCAACGTGAGTCCTTGTGGTACGGCAACCTGGGGCGGTGCCAGTGCAGGCGAGGTCCAGCACTGCTGCACTGACGGCGTACTTGAGGCAGCGCCGCCCGCCGTACCAATTATGTCCCAACAATGATTCACATTGCCCGCATCGGTAAATGTGTTCTGCATCGTGACAGTGGGCGCATTGACCGTGCCGATCACAATTTTGGTCCCGCTCGCGTCGCTGCGCCTCACCTGAAAGCCCGTGGCGGCCACAATGTTCGTACTAGGTACGCCTGCCGTCCAGCTGAGTGTCACCACGCAGTTCTGTGAGACACCCTGCGTCACTGGCGTGCAGACCTTCTGCGCCGATGCCACACTCGCCCACATGATGAAGGCTAGCACGAATAGAAGTCGTTTCATGGTTGATCCCTATGCCGTCTCGATCTTAATGGTGCTCACCACTTTGACAATCACATAGCCATCAGACGGCTTGGTGAATATCTGCTGGCGGCAATTGCTATCCGTGCCGCACGATGTGAGCGCACGCCTGAATTGGCGCTCGATATTGACGCATTGCTCAAGTACGGACGGCCCCGCCTTGGCCTGCGTCTCGTAGTCTAGGCGCACGTTGAGCATCTAGCGGAGTCTTATCACTGGACCAAACCCGCCGATCATCTGCAGCAGCCACAAAAGCACAAACACAACCACTACGATGTAGCAAATATTCTTAATCCTCGCGTCAATCGGCAAAAGATTCAGCACGTATAATATGAGACCGATCAATATCAAGAAAACCAAGATACCGACTAGGCTAATCTCCATGCTATTCTCCTTGGTAAAGATAGACAGTACCGCCGCTAAATCTCACCGTGTAATCCTCGCCCTCACGCTCCGCATGATACCGAAACACACCGCCGTCTAATTGCCTGTCGTTATAGAACCCGCATACCCACACGCGCGTATGCACCACTTCTTCCTGCGCGAATTGGTTGCGCAAGAATGGCGGTATCCAGCGGCGCGGAAATATCGGGTCTATTTCACTAGGCATTTATAACCGTAATCCTCAGGGTCAGGCTCAATGAATCGGCCACGATAAATACGCCACAATAAATAGGCTATCCAGTACGATTTCTGCAATGACTTGTTCTTAGGATTTGGCACCGTTTATCAGCGGGAGCGCTGTGAGTTTCTTTTCGACGGCAGCCGCGACTTCGCCATCTTCCAATATAAGCCGCTCCAAGTCCTTAAATCCTATGTAGCACTCGCCGCTCAATCCCCAGCTATCGGACCAAGAATTGCTGAGTTTGGCCAAGGCACGCTTGGTATCCGCGCCGCGCCATAACAAGCAGTGCCCACCGACTACCCGCGCACGTGGCGTGATTGAAATGATGCCTTCTTTATCGGGATACGTCATGGACGAGTACCAAGTCACACCAATTACCGTTGGACCCATAGTCAGCACCCACTCTACGGCAGGCTGCAACGTGAACGCCCAGACATAGGATTTCAGCCGGCCCATGCCCATGACAGCCTCGGCACCAGCACGCACAGACGTACCTAACTGGCGATCCACGTCGGTATCGTTATCTGGCCATTCGTCCAGCAATATGGCCTTATCATAAATCTGCTCCGCCGTCTGAATCGTGGCCGTGGTCTGAATTGGCGCGCATCTTAAGAAATTGGCCCAGCCCGCACCGACACAAATTCCTTCATTGCCCTGGTCCAGATTCCTAGCCGCAATCTTCCACGTCTTGCTCGTAGGCAGCACGACCTTGGCCGGCGATGGTAACAGGCGCCTCATCAGAAAGCCCTTGTCGCGCTCGTCCTTGCTGACGCGCCGTCCGAATGATGGTGCTTTAGCCATTACGATAATCCGATCTGTTTGCGCCACTCTAATGGGCGCCGTTCGTTGACCCAAAAACTAACCTTGTTATGGACGGTCATTGCACACACATTGAATTCATCGGCAATCTTATTCAGGACGTCTTGTTTACGCATAGAGGGAAGGGCGCGGCGCAACTCTAAATAGCGTATTGCGATGTCAATATCCCGCATTAGAAGCCGATAGTGAGCATTCTTCGCTTCTGCTTTAGCCGCCGCCTTATATGGACTGAATGGATGTTTTTCACGGCCCATATTTCTATTCGATTCGCGCCAACATCATTTCTAACTGGCTCTTGCGCCGTGCCAAACCTGCTAGCTTTGCGCTCAAGTCGGCGACCTGCTTGTTTAGCGCGGCCAACTCTTTCTCCAACTGCTTGCGCTGGTCGCTCTTGGCGATACCTGCTCCTATACCGAGAAAGCCGCCGCTACTTCTTCGCTTTCTTGATCGCATCAAGCCGCGCCTGCTGCCCTTGCAGCCGCTCAATCTTGGCCAGCATGTCGTCTATCGTGGTCATCAATGCCGCGGCAGTCGCCTCGTCTGGCGGCGGGTCGGCGGCCAGCTGCTCCTGACAGTGCAGAATCTGCTCCTCCGCCTTGGCAATCATCTTGTTTAGTTGATCTGTTTTTGGTGCCATATACATCTCCTTGTTTGAGTTGATAATTTCTATCCTGTGCTTGTCGAACCAGAAATAAAAGTCACCCGCCGTCATTCATTTAAACTCTGGCTGGATAAGCCTGACAACGGCGTCCAAATCCTCTTCGCTTGTCCACTCCACATCGTCATCAGAGGTGACGAAAGTGTCGATGCTACGGCAATTAAAATGCAATGGCGGCGTCAACTTAATGGCCCTTGGGTCATCTTTCTTGAATGTAATACCATCGGCTAACTGGCACACCTCGGTCGTGCGGTCATCCAGTATGCTCGAATGCTCGAAGCCCACAACGAAATCGGCTGCGGCATCAGCTACCGCCGCGCGCCCCTGTGCTATGGCCGTGGTGCTCTCTGTGCGTATGATGTTTTCTAATCGGTAAGGTTTCAGCACGTCGGCTTCGGTCTGGCTTATGCCCGACGGCTCAATCTTGGTCGGGTCGCCAATCCACGGCTCGAATATTGAGCGCAAATCGCCCATCGCCTCATTCATGGTGCGCCCGCCCTTGAGCGTTTCAAAGATTGAAAACTTGGCGTCGCGGGTTAGCTCGTCATCAACAATGCCCTTGATAAGCAATGCGCGGTTGTGAAAATAGTTGCCCGCTATGTCGGGACGGAAGGCGACGGCGTAGGATTTTAGGTTTTCAAGTTTGGCCACAGGCAATGGCAAATAAACTACAATGTAATCGTCAATTTGCTCGTGAATCTTAATCTCTCTTATGGGTTTTAGCATGTCAGTCGTAGACGCGAGTTTCATGAAATCACCTTCGCGCCTACTATAGACTTGCGCTTTCACCAACCATTCAGGTTTAATTTGCGCAACAGTCCAACTCCCAGGGGTACGTTTATCATTTGCAATAGTTTCTGATTTAGGGATATGGACTTCAACAATAGCAAATTCAGGCTCACCCTTAACTTGCGCGGCCAACTCGCCAAACTTATACGCTGTTGCTGGATTTTGTGCGATGAAAACCTCATGCTCTAATTCGCCAATTCTTGTGTAGCCTTCCCAATTCTTGAATTTGCCGGTAACTACGCCTTCCTTAATAATATCGGGTAAGCGACTCGCTAACGTACCATGCCAGCCTGTGAGATATGGCTTGCTGCTACTGCCACCTTCGCCCCTTGGCTGACTCCCACCAACTTGCCCTGGCCTGCCTTCATGGTCAGGAAATGAATACCGCTTCATGCCCTGCAACTTGACACGCAATTTTTCTGGCAACTCGGCTATGGCCGCGTCACGGTTACGCCGCCACACGTCCATCAAGTACGCCTCCACGGCATTCTGAAACTCGTGGCCCGTATTGACGCGTACCGATTGCGCAAACTCGGCGCTGAGCGGCCCTTGCTGCGCCTGTCTTTCTACGAGTTGCGTGAGCGCATCGCGCGCCGCCGTGATGTAGGTACGCAGCGCTATGCTCAGGCGCACGGCGTCCTTGTTGTAGATGTCCTTGATTTGCTGGAAGTCGGTGCGGGATTCGGCGGCGGAGAATTGTTGTTTAGAATGCCGCGGCGGTGCTTTGATTCGTGGCTGCGGGTCATAGCCCCATTCATGGATTGAATCGCCGTTTGTAAATATGTCACGCGCACTAACGCGCTTCATCAAGATTCTATACTTGCCATCAAACTGCGAATCTCCATGCTCCTTGGCGTACTCCCTATTGATCGTCACCCAATCGCCAGGATTGATAGCTATTTTCTGTTTCTCCTGTATCGGCAATGCCTTGAGCCTGTCCATTTCTTTAGAGATAAAATCGTAGTGTGCGCTGCTATTCTTACCGACTTGCTGCACGCCTGGCGGCACCTTGCCATGCTTCAGGATATACGCCTTTTGCTTTTCGTAGTCCGTTATCAATTCTTCATTGGTTAGATTTTTCGGCACGGCGCGATAAATGGCTACCGTGGCGTTAGGCTTGCCATGCATGCTCTGGATAATCGCAATGGATTGTCTATCCATCGGATTACCGCCGCCGTAGTGGCCGTAATATTCAGCGGCCTTTGGCCCATAAATATCTTCAGGATATGTGTTGGCTAAATCGTGCAGCGGCGAGCCACTATCGCGCATTGGCGCGGTATGTAACCCGCGATAATCTTCGCCTTCTTTACCTTTGCCCGGCTCGCCCGTTGGTGAGCATGAATTGTCTATGCCACCACCCTCGCCCGTCGGGCAAAACGCATAGCCCTTAACTTCGCGGTACTTGTCATACAACCTCAGCCCCACGCTGCCCGGCGTCATGTCCAGCGCGCCTAGCCACGGGTCGAGGGCGTCCATGTACGCCTTGCCTTGATTGTGCGCCGCAAACTCCCAGCTGTGCTCAAGCCGCATGGCCTCGCTGTAAGCCGTCTGTGCATCCACGCCCTGTTGCTCCAGCCACCACTGAAACTTGCGCCGCTTCTCTTCTAGGTTCGTGAAGTCAAAGCCCATCAGCGCCATGCGGTAGCCGTAGCCCTTGGCCGCGGTGGCGTAGGCGAAGCGCTCAGGCTTCTTCGGCACCGCACGCAGTGGACGCTCCCGCTCAAGGCGCAACTGGCTAAGCTGAATCAGGCGGCTTAGAAATTGATTGCTGTCAGTCTGCACGTTTACTGAATTCTTCTTGCGGTATGATTTCCCGATAGCCTGCTATCGCCTGCTCATCATCATCTCTCAGCCATACCCTATCATGTCCTTCATCAAATCCGTGATAGGCGGGAAATACGCCAAACGTCACACCAGACCAATAATCGTCAGGGTCAAATGTCACACGCACAAAACACTTGCACGTGTGACAAATAACCAGCATGTCACGCCGTGGGCGTCACGTTGTGCTTATCGCTTAGCCGCTGCAGATTGGCCGTCATGTCGGCGATTGTCTGCGTGGCGTCGGCCTTCTCCTCGTCCGTGCTGGCCGGGTCGTCCAGTACCGCCTGAGCCGAGACTATAACAGCCTGAAAATGATTAGCCTGTTTTTGCCACTGCGCCCCTGCCTTACCGTGTCCTGCTGGTCATCCATGTCATACGGGTTCACGGTTTAATCGTCGTCGAAGTCCCAATCACCTTTGCCGCTTTTCTTGCCGCTGCTCTTCTTATCGCTCTTGGACGAAGGCTTCTCTCGCCTTTCTTCTTTCTCCTCATCTTCTTCTTCCTCTCGTCGGGGTGTTGTGCCATAAAATCCTCCGGGTTAATGGTTATTATTCTGCGCATCACGCTACCACCCATGCTTTTCTATTTTCTCTTTTACTTCCAATGCCGTGCCTTCAATGATGATCGGTTTGCCCTTATCCACGGTAATCGTGAGTTTTACGCGGTCGGTATGCCAAATTGGCGGAACTAAATCATGCGGTGCCACTTGAAACACCGTACCCGAATACGGCGATGTATACGTCTTGCCCTTTATTTTGTAAGTGGACCACACTTCGCGTGACGGCCAATATTCCGCACGCATCTTTGTCTTGTGCTGCGGCGTGACTTGCACAATCTGCGACACAAGCCGTTTCGGTTTAGCCACGCAAACTCTCCACGTACTCTATCAACTGCGCCTCTTGCTCCGCACTAAATGATTGCTTATCCGCCGTGGGCTTAGGCGGCTGATTGCCGTTGCCATTGCCGCTAGCCTTGGGCACCTGTGGCCCTGCACCATTACCATTAGCCGTGGGCTGTCCGAGTGCCATTGGCCCGCCAGCCTTGGCCATCTCTAACTCGTTGTCCATGTTGGCCTGGTCTATCTCTGCCTGCTGGTCGGTAATCTCTTGCGGTAGCGGCTCGAAATTAATCAAATCGCGCAGCTTGCCCTCGTCCTCTGGGCCCTTGGTGAGCGCGCCGGCCGATAGGCCCATCAAGAATAACTCGAATTGGCGCTGGCGTGCCTCTTCTGTGACTTCCTTGAATTTAAACAGCGGGTACATGCCGTGCTCAATGTCATAATTGAAATCGAGTAGCGGCTTGACTAGCTGCTCGTTGATGACGGTCTCTATATCACGCCGCAGTTGATTCAAGATCCACAGAAACGCGTCAAACTCCTTTACCGCACGCGCGAAACTACCCGTCTGTTGCTCGCCGCTTAAACCCATCAATCCAGGCATCATTATGGCCACGCGTATGAGCTGGTCATAATAGTCCAGCGCGGGCATGAAGGCTTCGCCCGCACGCTGTGGCGGTTGTAATAGCTGCAGCACTATGGCTTCGGGCAGGATGATGCCGCTACGCGTTTGCAAGTTTTTCAAGAATTGCTCCAGGTCGTAGCGCTGATCGTCGTCAATTATGCCTTTGTATGTGGCTGTGGCTATCGGCTCGGCGTAGCGCTCTAATGCAATCGGCAGCATGCGCATCACGTTATCCTTGCACCAGTAGGCGCGGTATGCGGCCCTTAAGTCTGATTCGCCGTAATAATTGCCAAATGTGCCGTTATGACTGTAGATGATAAACTTCCAGGCCGGCATCTTAACCATGTTTTGCCAGACGCCGTTTTGGGTCAGGTCGCCTGCGCTATCCATCTCGAATTCAATGTCGTCAGGCGGACGCGTCTTTAGATCCTTAACGCCCCACATACCCTCAAACGGGCCATAGTCTATCTTCCAATAGACTTGCTCCGTGACCGAGTAGCCGTAGACCATAGCCGTCATGATGTCTAATAGCTTCGATTCGAAACTACCCTTCATCTCATTAAGGTTGAATTCGGCAAAGTCGGTATATTCATCCACCGCCTTGTCAGTCTCCTGGTCAGGCAACTCAGGCTTGCGTATCTCATAGCCCGTGCTTAGCACCGCATATTTCTTGGCGTTGAGCGCGGCTTTGACCTGCTCATCTTCAAGGTACATTTTGCGATATATGCGGATGCCCTTGCGGTTGGCCAGCTCATCGGGATTGTACGGCGTGGGCGTGAAACTGTTGCGCATGCCGCCGAGCACCGACACGCCGAAGTAACTCCCCGCGCTCGATACCACGCCCGCCTTGGGCACCGCAGGCTGTGTTGACTGGTACGTGGCTGGCACAGGCGGCGATTTTTGCCGTTTTTGGCCTGATTTTGCTATTACTTTAGGCTTTGGTTTAGCTCTTTTTGCCATTTGCGGCTATTTACCTATTGAAACGTGACTTTTGGGTTGTGTATAAGTATAAATTAGGGTTGCGAACCCAAGGCGGAGCGGTCAGCGGGAGACAGGGGCCGGGCGAACGATAAGCGCCGATTAAATACAGGCCGTCTCATAGGACACTTTGGCCGCTCCGCCTTTCACATCCACTTCTCCTGCCTTTGCATGAACGCATCCTCACTGCCGCATAGCATGATATACTCATCCGCCTCTTGTGAAAACATGAATTTTGCCACCTGCTTGTCCACGCCGTAGATATTGCCGTTCTCGTCGGGCATCGTGCGGTCAATATAGTCCAGCGCGGATTCAATAAAGCGAAATGAAAAACAGGATCGGGTCAGCATGGCAATCCTCTACTCACAAGCCACTGCCGTGCTTCGGTGTGCCGTTTCAACTGCACATCTTTATAACGCTTAGGTGCACACGCATTTAGCATCTCATATGCTTGCCTAACGACCTCGCGCTCGATTATTTCAAACTCGCTGCCATTAAAGTATTTGGCCAATTCATTACGGTCACGAAACCGATAGAGCATCTTTTGTGCTAGTTGCCGTATGCGTTCGCTTGTTACGCCGAATTGCTGCCCCACTTCGTCCAGACCGTGACCTTCTAAATAAACCATGCGTAAAATGACTAAGCTGCGAGCAAAGAATAAATCCACCTGATTACCAATCCGGCCGTAGCCGCTCGCCTACCATGAATATGGCCTTAGTGTTTATTGGCGGCACGCCAGTCAGCTCGTTGAAGGCGCCCGTGCAGGCGTCTACGATGTCGTCATGGCCGCCGCCTGGAAATAACTGAAACTCATCCAGCGCGTCTTTATTCCAGTGCGCAGCGAGCATATGGACATTGCCCGCTTCCGCCTGTGACGCTAGTGCGTTGGCTCTGATCTCTTTCGGCCCTGTCACCTTATCACCCTTGAAATCGTAGCCGGCGAGAAATGACGTATAGTCCGCAATCACCTTAACGCCGCTGTTATGGACAGCAAAATCTTTAACGGTAAAACTATGGCCACCGTCCACCGTTAAACATCGACACGGAAGCGTTTCTCCCTGTTTAACGATTTCAATGATCGGATCGGCTATATGATTCTCAAAAAATCGCTCCCTAGTTTGTGCATGATCCAATAGCAATCCAGCCTTCTTGCCGTAAACAGGGATTTGTTCGCAGAATCGAGCCTGCCCATCATTGCTCTTTCGTATTTCTAAGCGGTACATCGTCTGACGACGTTCTCTAAATTGTTTGTCTCGATAAACCCGCTCTCGAATCACAGATGGAATCCCAAATCTCAACAACAAATGACGGACACCGTGAAGCAATGCATAGCTTGTCCCATAAAACTCAATGCTCAGCCCATTGCCATAATAAATTGAGCCATCGGTAGCGAAATATGCTCCTAAAAAATGCGCTACTAAATCATTCGGCGCATTGAACACCCATTGCGGGACGACCTTTGTTTCTGTGCGCTTGCCAGCTAAGTCTACATTGCGCAACCAATCACGCACTCCACCTGATAACTTGCAATGCCAATGTTGTGAGCCAGCCCATCTTGTTTTAAACCCAAGCACTTCAGCACAATGATTTATGTCTTCTTTAAGAATCATATCTGAGCAGGTAATCATCGCGTGAATAGATGAGCCGTCAGCTACATAAGTGCAGCATCCGTCGCCAACAAAATATCCAGCTAAGCGAAACTCCTCGGCGATACGAGATGATACACCCTGAATTTCTGGCCGTGACGT